GCCGCATCCGCCAACACAAATGTCGGCTTGATGGGCGAAACGTTTAAATATGTAGCTCCTGTAGCTGGTTCACTTGGATACAACATCAAAGATACATCCGTCGCAATTGGATTGATGGCAAATAGCGGAATCAAAGCGAGTAGTGCAGGAACATCGTTGAGAAGTTGGCTATCCCGTATGGCATCGCCAACAGATGCGGTCGCAACCTCAATGAAAAAGTTAGGTATTTCGCTTACAGATCAAAAAGGAAATATGTATTCGCTCATGGAAATTTTAGAGCGTACAAGAAAAAGTTTTTCTGGTTTATCTAAATCAGAAAAAGCGGCAGAAGCATCCATTTTAGCAGGAAAACAAGGAATGTCTGGTTTACTTGCAATAGTAAATGCATCTGATAAAGATTTTGCAAAGCTAACCAAAGAAATTGACAATGCATCTGGAGCAGCAAAAGAAATGGCAGATATAAAGCTGGATAACTTAAAAGGGGATTCAACATTATTTGTTTCGGCTGCGCAAGGACTCGGAATAGAAGCATACGACCAAATGAAAAGCCAATTAAGACAAACTGTACAATTAGGTACAGAAGGAGTAAGTGCCTTAACGAAATATCTTTCAAAAAGTAAAATTATCGAAAAAGGTTCAAAAATGTTTGGAAATGCACTTTCTAATATTTCTAAACAAGCTCCAACAACAATAAGAGAGCTGCAAGATTTGGCTGGAAGTATAAAGGAGTTTAGTAGTCCATTTTTTGATTTAGCAAAATGGATCATTGCACATCCGAAGATAAT